ACTGCTGATAATGCAGGGCGGCACGGTTGGCGCTGCCTGCGTATTGCATGTCTTTCGAGTAGGCGCGGTACATGATGTAGTCGAGCAACGCGTCGTAATAGGTCAGGTCGAGCGGCAGGACGGCGGGATATGAGGCCGGTTCATCGGGATTGCTGCCGGTCGTTGCTGCGATAATGGTTGGCTTCGCACAGACAACCAGCTCGATTGAGCCGGTGCCGTCATTGCCAGGGTAAACGTAGAAGCTGCGAGGGTTGGCCTCGTCAAAGATGAAATGCGCCGCCTGCTGTTTGAATGGCACGCTGTATGCGTCATGCCAGCCAGGGTTAAGCGAGCTGATCGCCGTCTCATCGACTACGGTCAGAACCTTGCGCGGCTTCCGGTCAGCTGCTGTCCCGCGCAGATTTCGCACGGGACGCAGGATTGACAGGTATTCGGACGGCAAACTTTGCAGGGTGCCACTAACCAGCGGTAAAGCCACGGTCGTCGCGGTAGCGCTCGGCTTCTGCAACACGATGGCACCAAGGCCAGCATTCATCCATGTGACCAATTCCGGTAGCGTCCAGCGCACAAAGCCCTCATCAGAGAGCAATGTACCGGCAGCGGTTAGAACATCCTGCGCCGTTTTCATTCGTCGTCGTCCTCGCTGATTGCCTTGAGGATATTGGCGTCAGTCATGAGGCTGGACGGCTTACGGCCAAACTTTGCCTTGTACGCGTCATTCAGCGCATCACGGCTCTGCGGTTCGGTCGGCTGCTCTTCCTGTACCGGTGCTGGCGCTGGTTCGGCGACTGGCTCAGCTGGCGGCGCTGGTTGGTCGGAAACTTCATCGACCTGCACGTCAGCGGCGTCCACCGGATCGGCAGGCTTCAACTCTTCAACCGGCTTCGTCTCTTCGACGGGTTTGGTCGGGTCGTATTGCAGATCGGCCAGGGTGTTATCGATGTACTCATAACGCTGCTCGTCTTCGAGGTCGTTCCACTCTTCGACACGCAAGGCGCTCTGTTCGAATGCCATCTGAACCAGATCAGCCAGCTCGATATCGTCGCCGCCGTGGATAGGGTACGAAGCACTGTGGATCGGGCTACCTTTCAGCTCGACCGGTGGCGGCAGCTCATCGTCTTCGGCATCTACGGCAGCAAAGCCATGAGGAATGCGCAACAGCATCGCGATGTGGTGTTGCAGCTCGACCTCAGCGATATGACGCGGGTCGGTGTCGGACGGCTTGAAATGGTACTGAGTTTCAGGCGCTGGCAGGTCGATGAAAGAGCCACCGTCGCGCTTGATCAGGCTTTCAATCTTCATTGTGGAACCTCGATTGATGGGTAAACGATAAAGAAAAGGGGCTTTCGCCCCCTTCCGGTGGTGGTGCTTACTGGTGGTAGAAGAGAACCAGATGCACCTTTTTCGTCGCAGCGGCAGCGACGGCAGCTGAGAACTTCAAGCCGATACCGTGTGGCAGTTCGGTAGGATCTGCGAGAATGGCGTCGGGCTTGGTCAGGCGGATCAGACGCAAGGTTGCATCGGCGGCTGCGAACAGCTCAGCGCCTGAGGTGCGGGTCGCGTCGAGTGCATCACCCTGAACGCCGGTCATGAAACCAACATCGACGGTAGTGGCAGCTGCGAATGCGGTACCTTCGGTGATCAGGATGGCGTCTGAGATACGGGTGAAGTTGGCAGGCAGATAGCCAATCTCAAGGATATCGCCAGCGGCAAGCGCCTGATTGGAAAAGTCGAACGAAAAACGCTGGACGTGAAGTGTGCCAGCGGCGCGAGGTTCGGTTGCCATGCGGCTACCCTTCGCGAAATCACTCTGGATAATGGTCATACGTGGATCTCCGGTGAATGCAGGAAAGCTCTTCCGGTGCCCGCTAAGGCACCGAAATCACTTACTTGTTCGGGTCAATATCGGCGGTGTCGATGGAAACCAGACCGAAATCGCGGTTGTTGAAACGGGTTTTGCTCACACCCAAGATGACGCCAGCGGCAACGGTTGGCTCGTTACCGAAGTCTTTCATCTCTTCCTGCCAGGTGAAGCGCAGCCCGCCAGCGGTACCGTAGGCAATTACGCCAGCCTGACGGCCCATAAGCAGGGCGCGTGCGGCGGTGACGCTGCTGCCCGCACCGTAGTCAGCGAAGCGAATGACGCTTTCGTGCGAGTGCAGCACGATGTTGTTGATCATGCCCAAACCGCCCTGGAAGATTGGGTTTTTGCGACCTTCGGCAGCTGCTGCGGCTTTCTGGATATCGAGCCAGCCAGTCGTGTCGGCGGTACGCAGGTTGTGGGCCTGCCATTTGGACATAAGCAGAACCAGATGATCCTCACCGCCAATCTTGACCGGCATCAGGTTCGACGCCTTCGGATCGGTAGCGGCCAGCATTGCGGCCTTGGTGGCAGCACGTTCCACGATAGCGCGGGTCATGCCGTCAGCTGTGGTCAGCGTTGCCTTGCTGGTAGCTGCGCCACCGAACATCAGATGCTGAGCATCCGGCTGACGCAGCGGGTTGCCAGCGTGGCCGGTGTAATCGGTCGGTTCGATGAAATCTTGGTTCATGCCGCGTGCGCCGGACATGTAGATGAATTTCAGCTCATCCAGATACTGCGCCCAATAATCGACCAGACGGTCTTTCGCGGTTTTACGCAGATCGTGAACGGTGCGCTTGCGGGTCATCTTGCCACCGGCAGAGACGGACTTACGCAGCTGATCGATGATGACTTCATCGGTGTAGAATTTCAGGGCTTCTTCGTTGCCTTCCAAACGCTTGTCGCCCGAAGTCGGACGGCCACGCAGTTTAGCGGACAGATCGAAGCTCACACGGTCGCCCGCGTCAGATTCAATGTCGGTCTTGCGCTGAATGATTGAGTTGTCGTTGGTGCCTTCGAAGCGGTTCCAGTAGCTGTTCTTCTGGCTCTCCAAGGCAAGGCCACCGGCCCATTTTTTTACTGCTTTCGGATCCCCGAAGGCGATTACTGTTGGCATAATACTGACCTCATAAGTGCGGTTTCGTAGTGGACACCGCACGTCATGCGCAGCACTTAAACGTTGTGATTATCAATCGAGTGTTGCCAGAATGCAAACACTCACGACATGCTTAATGGATCCGCTGCTGTTTTGCTATCGTCCAGTGGCTTGACACGCTTCACTGGTACCTCGTCGGGCGCGGTAACAACCAGTCGTGCCAGCTGACCGGACTTCTTCACCATCTTGACTACGCAGTTGCCTATTTGCAGCTCTTCGCCTGGTCGCAGGTCGTAAATGCTTGCCATATCTGTCAGTCCTCAGCTTGCGTAATAGGCGGCTTGGTCAGCTGCTGACAGCTTATCCAGTGCTCTTTCGAACTCTTCACCGTTCAGCCCGTCGAGGTAGGCAAACTTGCCGTCGTCGGTGCTGGCGTTCTCAGCGGCTGGCACGTTGCGCAGGGTCGGCGGCACGTTCTTCGGTGCTGGCGGTACCTTGGCCTTAGCCGCTGGCTTCTTCTCCGTGGTGGCTGGCTCGATACCCATATCAGCGCAATACAGCTTATAGGCACGGTCGAGGTCGTGGCGTCCGACTGGCTTACCGGCCTCCATCGTCTTCGCAGTTTCCTGCATGACGAACTGATTGAACCCTGCGAGCTTGCCCTTGCTCTTGAGGATATCAGGGTAATCGTCAAAGAATGCGGCAGTCACCTCGTCCCAGCTTTCCTCGTTACGAGACTGCGTGCTTTCGGCTGCTAACTCGGCTTTCAGCTCGATCCTGTCGAGGGCGGTGCGCTCGCGGTTGATGGTTCGGATCTGCTGGTTGAATTCCTTGGTCGTAAGCTCGCCTTCATCGAACTTAGCGGCCAGCTCATCCTCTTTGGTATCGAGGGCGGTGCGTTGTGCTTCCAGATCGGCAGGTACGTCAGCCTTGAACAGCGGGCGGGGCTTACGTGCAATCGCTTCGGCCTGTGCTTCTGCCTCGGCAGCTGCTGCGGCTTCGGCTTCCAGCTCTTCCGGTGTTTTCTCCGGTGCGGCGGCTGACTTCTTCGGATCTGGCTTGGTTTCAGTCTTAGGTTTGGCAGCTGCCTCAGCCTCTAAACGGACGCGCTCAGCTTCTGCCGCTGCTGCTTCGTCTGCGGCCAGCTGGTCAGCTTCGGCCTGTTCACGGGCTTCACGCTCTTCATCCGTCTCTTCGCGTGCTTCCTCTTCGTCAATCTCTTCCCATGCGTCGATCTCTTCCTGAGTCAACAGTGCGCGGTCATCATCGCTCAAGTCTGCAAGTTTACCAGTCATATGAACCTCTTATTGCTGCGGTTGGAGTTGTGGCAAGCCGATACCCTGGCTCGGTTGTTGCTGCTGCTGCGCGGCCTGCTGTTCCTGCTGCGCCTGTTGTGCCTGCTGCTGTTGCTGCTCGGCCTGCTGTTGCTGAGCTTGCTGCAACATTGCAGCCTGAGTTTCCTGCTCCTGCTCGGTGCGTGAGGCAAAACCGGCCTCATGCATCATGCCATCTGCGACCGGCACGGCGGCTGGTACGCTGATCGCCTGAATAGCTGCCTGCAATGCTGCCATCTGCGTGGCGACGTTGGTACCGGCCAGCAATCCTTGAATCTGTGCAACTTTGGCCTGGTCGAGCTGCACGGACATACCGGCTTTCGCGGCCTGCGCTTCTTTCAGACCGACCTCGGCCAGCATGGCACGCTGCTGCATTTGCTGCTGCTGCTGTGCTGCCTGAGCTTTTGCCTGTTCCTCGGCTTGCTCTTCCGGCGTCATTTCCTGCTGGTCTGGATCCTTCATGCCCGTGACCTGACGGATACGCTGCACGATGGCATCGCGAGACGTGATATCCATGCCCTCGACAATGAGATCGAGCATGACAAGCGCAACCTGAGGGGCAACGGGTGCCAGCTGCTGTAACAGGGCGAACAGCTCTTCGGTCTGAGCCTGCCGGACTGACGCACGCCAATCGGCATCGGAAATGATGAAATCGGCCTTGCTCAGCACGATATCGTTTTCCGGCATGCCGTCGTTGATTGTGATGTATTCCGGCGTTCCCCGCATGTTTGTAATGCGGAAATCCTTCTGGTCGCTGAAATACTGCTCAATGAGAGACAGCTCTTTCTCGCCATGTACCTGAACAGCAAAGCGGAGATTATCAAAAATACCCGCTGTAGTCATAGCCCCTTGTTCCTGACGGCGACCGATAGCCAGGCCGCTGGTCGCATTGGACTGACGCCCCATGTTCTCATCTGTGACGCCTGATAGGGTCTGAATCATCGACATGGAACGGCTCATCAGCTCAAGGTGAGCCGGTGCCAGCTCGCGTTCGGCGTTGATCGTGAGTTCGTAACCCTTCTTTTTCACCAGAATGGCGTCAGGACGGCTGACCTCATCGGCAAACTCATCAATGTCGCTGACCGCACCCTCATCCATGATCACCTTGTTGGTGCTCAGGATATGCAGCGCTTTGGATGCCCGCTTGTTGATATCCTCCTGAATGTCACGCATGCCACGGATCATCCCGTAAGGCATGTTGTCCCGATCTCGGCGGTAACACCAGATCGGCGTGAAGGGATATCCATTGTGCCGGTATGGACTTTCCTGATGGTGAAGCATGCCGGTCGAGCAGAACAAGGCAACGTGCATACGCATGAAACCCGTGCGCACGACTGCCTCGGCGTTACCGTCATCAATGGCCTGCTTATGGGCTGGTGCTGGGTTTTCCGTGTCGAAGATTTCGCCAGCGAAGTCACCGCCGCGCATACGCGTGACTGTGGTTGGCGTTCGGTACCAGCATTCGATGATGCGAACACGCTCACGGTCGAATACGCCCACGGATGACCGGTTAGTGGCATAACCCTGCGTGGCATCTTCCTGACTATCCATCACCTCATCGCCCTGAGCGTCAGGGCCATAGGCGCGGGATTGGTTCACGGCACCGCGCAGGATACCGGCACGGTCGGGGAACATTGCCAGGGCAATATCGAGGTCAATCCACTTCGTCCGCAACACGTAACGGCTATCGCTGAAATCCTTCTCTGTGCTGGCGCTATCCCACAGCATGTTACGCCAGCTCTCATAGCGGACATAAACCGGCTCACCCTCATCATCATCCTGAACGCCGGTTTCCAGCCAGCCGATCCCGACCTTCACGGCATCCTCAAAGGCGCGGCTACGGTGGAATGGCGAACGGTTCACGTCGCTGAGGTACTTCATGAGCTGGGTTTTGCGCTCGGCAGGCTTACCGGCGTCTTTGCGGCGTGGCAGGATCTTGTAGTCAGTGCGCCCGCGCTTCTCGGTACCCAACACCCAATTGATTGACGAGGCAATGACGTTGTAGACGAGCGGTGCCTGGCCGCGTTCCTTGAGGATCGCTATGTCCTCTTCACGCCACTGAATATTGTCGTAGAAATCTGCATCGGTGGCCTGCTGAGCACGGTTCTCACCCTGCTTATCAAGCTCATCCTCATACATCGCCAGCAACTTGCGGTGCTTTGACTGCATGTCATCACTGTCGAGGACGTGAGGTTTGACAGCTTTCGGCTCAGACGCTGCATTGCGGGAATAGGCGTCGGCAGTCTTGGCCGAACCGCTGCGCAGATCCATGCCTGAGTTTGGAACGTCTTGTTCCTTGTCATCATCAAACATGGTCGCTCACCTCTTTGTGCGTGACCTTGCCGGTGGCGTTGTCGGTAATGAACATGTCCGCAACCACTGCCCGTTCGCCGTAGTAAGGCGGGATGGAAAGCAGGTCGCCTAAATGGTCATGGATCAGGCCGGTGATACGCATGAGCGTAATCTGGTTGCCGTAATCGAACCCGTTGGCGCGTGCGAACAGCATGGTTTGCTGAGCGCTGGTGCTGGCATCAACGTCACGGTCGTCTGGATTCCAGCGGAACGCGGTCGATTGCGGGATAATCAGCGGCGTGCGCTTGTTGCCGTAGGAGTAGGTCGGCAGGAGAACGAGACAAGGTTCTTTCTCGTCGCCAGCCCATGCGCCGTACACGGTCAGGTCGCCATGCTGCTGGCAAAAGTGGTGCTTGGTCAGGTCTAACGCTAATTTGCTCATCTGATTCCCCGTTTTCGTTTTGTATCAGCTGTTGCCAAAACAGCAACACTCTGGCCGTGCTAAGTCGCCATTGCTGACTTATTCCGGCGCTTAGGTCGCGATCCGGCTTTGGTCTGTGTGGCTGTGTGCGTGAACACCTGCGCGAACTGCCTGAAACTGTCCGCACCTTCCGAATGCACGTTGTGCAATGGCGTGTCAGTGAAGCATTGAAGGCGCTCGCTCCACACCTTCCGGTAGTTGTCGAGGTGAATGATACCCTCTTTACAGCCCACCTCGTCAAACCTGACCGTCGCAAGGATATCACGGACTGCGCTGATACCGTGCTGGATCTCAGAGACGCGCTCGACAACCTCGATGTTACGCAGCCCTAAGTTTTCGAGCATGGTGCGCGGGGTCGTGTTGACTACCTCGCCCTGACGTTCGTGAGCGCCGTCGTGCGGCAGGTAGTGACGCCCCCAAATATAGCCCTCGTCAGCGGATAGATCCTGCATCTGTTTGACGTAATGCGCATATGGCTCGCCCCATCCCTCGATGTACCTGAGGAAACGGTGCTCAGCGCCGACCTGTTGATGAAACCAGATGCCGGTGCCGTCGCTGTTGCCGATATCCCAAAAGGTGTTGACGGGAATGCCAGGCGTGAAGGGAACGAAGCCGATACGCTTCGACTTGCGCACCTTTGCCATCTGGACTGAGTAGTAACAGCCCTGTGTGCTGACCTGAAACGCTTCCTCCGGTGTGGAAGGGTATTCCTGCCACATCTTCTCTTCTTCACCGGCAAAGTCGTTATCACGGGTCGATATCCACCACGCCCGTTGTTCGATATCAATCTCTGTATCGGCCTCACCCTCAATCTTGTCGAAATATTCGTGGTCGGCCTTGGTAATGATGACGTTCTCAGGATCCATCCGATAGCCCTGCTCACCCCACCACGGATAGAAGTGAAACCGGTACTCCTTCGGTGTCAGCCTGCGGCCTAACTGTGCCAGCTGCTTGGCCTTCTCGCTCATCTTGAAGAACGAGCCTTCGCGACCTTCTGCCGTGCTCTCGATGAACAGCATGCCGCCGCGTGTTGGTACGGTAGGGATTGAGCCGGTGACTACTTCGGCAGCACGGTCAGGGTGATCAGCACAGATTTTGCCGAACTCTGAGACGTGAAGGTACTGCATGGTGCCGGAACGCATCGAGGTGGATACGCGGATCGAGCTGTTGTTGTGGGCAAATAGAAGCTCGTCGGCACTGTTACGCTTGAGCTGCATCACTTCACGCAGGTTCGGCGGTAGGTTGTCGTGGGCGAACTTCACTTTGTCGCGGAAAATGGCCTTAGCGGCGTCCTCAGTGTGGGCAATGATACCGGCGCGGATATTGGCTCGGAACAGTGCGCAGTCGAGGAAGAAGATACAAATCAGCGTGGTGAAACCCAGCTGACGGGCTTTCAGGATGATGTTGCGGTTATGCAGGCGCTTCAATAGGCGGCGCTGCGCACGGTTGGGCTTGAACGGAACAACCAACACGTCGTCATCGTCGTTGTCGTTGTCACCCTTGATCATGATTTTGTACAGCTGACCTGAGCAAATACGCCACATCGGGTCAGACAGGCACACTTTCAGGTCGGCATCTGTTGCCGGAACAAAGTCATGTGGTACTGGAATAGCAACAGTCGGCTCAATCTTTCGGGCTGGCTCTCCCATTAGGTACCTCTCAGCTGCTGGCGCTGGTGATTGGTGCCAACAAACATGCAGAATTCACGTAGAAGCGCCAAAACTGCGCATAATGCGGCTATAATGCCGTGAGTGGTGCGCAATCTCTGCGTGCCTGATACTTCAATGAGGTGTTTATGAACGGCTTCGAGCTTCGGTTGTGGCGCAAAGATATGGGCTGGTCGCAGGAACGGGCAGCGGAAGAGCTGGACATAGGGAGACGAACCTA